ATCGAACATCATCGAGGGCAAACGCCCAATCGACCGGTAAGAGCTCAAAAATGAGCTCTTTAGCGATAGTATCGCTAGCAGCCTTAAGATCTAAGGTTGCGAGGTTCTCCCAGTAAGCGGCCTTAGCCGCTTCCTGATTGGAGCCTTGGTTATCCAAGTCGATACCTACCGATTTCAATCGCGATCGAAAATACGCCCCGAATCCCTTCTGAAGGAATCCGTTGCAAGTATTCTCTTTTGCGATCACGCGATTGGTAGTCGCGTTCTTCGGTACCGTGTCAATAACGTTATACTCGGAAATCGAGAAAACGTTCGGGAGGAAACAGAAAGGACCTAAAAGGTCTTCAATGCTTACGCCCAAAAGACACGCAGACCAATGAAGGTCAGACGCGATTTCTTGCCTAATGATAGGCAATGATCGACGAGTAACGGAGAGAGGGAGTTGGCACATCTTTGTGTCGACAAAGGACCGACGTCTTGAAATATCAGACGTAGCCCCTGGTCCCCAACCGTACCTATCAGACACCTTAAACGTCGAATAGGGTCCGAGCAGATAAGCTATTTTCCGTTTAGCCATCGAAATGATGGTCTCAACGTCACCTTTATGAGGTGAAAGCCGAAACGCCCGAATCCTACGATTCGTTTCAAGGCAAGCTGATTCAGCGGATGTGAATCGCTGAAGTGCTTCATCTTCCAAATCGAGACCAGTCTTCAACCCTTTCCACTTTGAGAGGAAAGAGCTGACGGCATAGTCTAATGCAAAAGATTCGGCATCAAGGTAATCTCTCGGGTTTATCTTCATTTCAGAGAACGATTTGTGATCGTACTTGAAACGGAGCCAAGCCCCAAGAGAAAACGGCGTGTCAACAGTCTTGCACAAGGCGAAGAAAACTTCGCCGATCTGGGGCAACCCAGTGTGTAAGTCCCGCATGGAGCATCCCCTAGGTTAGAAGATGTTCTGGAGCGACTCAACCATCGTCACGAGCTGCGCTTCAGTCAGAAGACCATACGCATATTTGCGGATGTCCTTCCGATTTTGAAGTGAAGCACGCTCGCTGACGATGAATTCAGCCGTGAACCG